AACATGCTGTCTTCGCAATCATTGATGACACATTTGAATACAAAACCAGTACAGAAGGCATCGAATGTTACAAAGATGGAAATCATATTTGGACAGTCAAAAGTGGACCAGTCTATGCATGGTACGATAGTATCCTCAAGGTTAGAGAGCCATCTCCAACATTGGACACCACTGCTTTGACCCCACTCTCTTTTCGTTTGAATAAGTGGATGACAGTCTTCTTGACTTTCTTAAAGTCTATGGCTGCTGCAGGTGCTATCTATAAACTGTGTTCAAAACACAAATGTCCTGCTCCCGATGAAGAGATGGAAGACATCTCATCTGAAGCCATTTTTGATCCATATGCAAACACTATGGCAAAAGATGGCGCTAACAAAGTTCTACACCAACCTAAACCAATGGTTGTTAGTGAGGGATTGAGTGGCGATGGCCTGAATTTGCGGGACCCCCATGCAAAGAAGTTGGCACAAAATATTTCACGGTTTCATCCTATGCAAAAAGAAGCATTGAGTGGTGATGGACTAAGGGAAAGAACAAAATCTTCCCAGAAGTTTAACCCTCAAGTATCAAAATTCAAACCAATGGTTCAAGAAGCCTTGAGTGGTGATGGACTTAGGGAACGTGGGAAAAATATCAAGAAACCTGAACAGCAGGTGTCTAAGTTTAAATTGATGAAACCAGAGACTGTTAGTGATGATGAAGAAGATGATGAAGTTTACCAAGAAGCCATGACAAGTCATGGTGTCGATCCTGACAAACTTTTCAAGGAAACGCAACAATTGATAAAAGCAAGCTGGGGTAGAGAGACTGATGAGATTAGGAAAACCATTGGGATCTCTTACTCCAAAGCATGTAGAGAAGATGCCATTGATCCCAGGCTGAGAGACGTCGCCATTAAGGACGGAGTTAAGTTAACTAAGGTTCATGGATGCACAGCATTCTGCACATCTGTTTCATGCGAGAGAAAACTCAGTGGACACACACACAAATGTGAAAACTGTGACTATGTTTATTGGCATCATCATCCAGGAGATAAAAATTTTCATCCTCAGTTGAAGGGTGCATGTCCCAACTGTCCAGTGAGCGCTGAATCTCAGACCATAGAACCAGAACTTGTTGAGAGAAACATGAAATCAGAATCATGCACAGATCAGGCTTCAGCTGACTTAATGCGCACACTCTTGGCTCAGAATTACGAATTATATGGAGACTCACGACCAATAGCACATGCACAAGGAATTTATGCAAATGTCTTTGTCACTGTTGCTCATGTGTGTGAACGGTGGACAACACTCACACTGAACGTTAAAGGCAAGTTTCTGCCGATAAAATCTGTGTGGAAGTGTGTAGAACGTGATTTGATGATTTTCACTGTTGAAGGCGTTGCAGTTCGCGATATAAGAGCACATTTACAAGTTGCCAAAGTCCAGAAAACTCTTGATGGATATTCAGCGGCGCTTGGCGTGCGAACTGGCAATTTCTTTGAGATTAAAAGTGTTTGCCTCTTTGAAGAGAAAATGGTCACGACCAACACTGGACCCCACCTTGGAGTCACATATTCTGTCAATCGATACCGATGCATTTCCATCCAAACACGAGGAGGAGATTGTGGATCTCCCATATGCATCGTCAATTCATCCATCCAACACAAGTTCCTTGGCGTTCATGTTGCAGCAAACACAAACACAGCATTATGTGCACCTGTTTATATCACCGATTTTGACGTTACAATGGCTTCACAGTCTTTTGATAATGAGATAACAATTTTGCCATTTCAGAAGATCGTTGAGGCAGAAGAACAAGAATTTCGTGATCAAAATCCTAGCCTTTCACCACTTTTCGTACTGAAAGGCAGAGCTGGTGAGATTGATGCAGCAGGTGAAGTTGTTTTGTATACATTGCCAAAAACATCCACGACACAATTCTATAAGTCTCCTTTTCACATAAATGATTGTGAAGAATATGTTGAACCCAATGTCAAAGATGGAGAAGATGCGAGATTGGATGTGCCACACAACATTTTTGCAAAAGCATTCAATGTGTATGCACATGAGCAACCAAAGATTGATGAAGAACTGATGAGTTTTGTTGTTGATGATGTTGCAAATTATGTCGCACATGAGTGCAAGGTTACAAACTCACTTGCACGCATATTCACAACGGATGAGATGATAAATGGGTGCAAGACCCTGCCACTTTCAAATCCAATAAACCGCCAGTCATCACCTGGATACCCCCATATGATGGAAGAAGGAATGAAAGGTAGAAAGAAGGAAGCAATGTTTTCGATGAATGATGAGACGGGGCGTTTTGAGTATGCAAGAAACGAACAGGGCTTGAGATTGAGTGAGGACGTTGAAGCATTCCTTGAAGCTTGTCGTGACGGGAGAACAACTGCCATGGCTTTTGTCGCATCCCTGAAAGATGAGTGTGTCAAAAGGTCGAAGATAGGCATAGGGAAAACAAGAGCTTTCACTGCATGCCCCACATATTTCACTTTGGCACATCGAAAATACTTTGGCGCTGCTTCAGCTATCATAGCTGAGGCTCATAAAAATTTGCCTATTAAGGTGGGGATTGATGCTAGTAGTAGGGAATTTCAGTATCTATATGATTCATTACGACGAACTGGCACAGTTGGATTTGCTTCAGATTATAAAAACTGGGATGGAACCATGCCACGTGTTGTTGTGGAAATGCTCCCTAGGATATGGAATAAGATATATCAGGAATGTAGCATCAACAACACTAAAGAAGACGATGACATGCGAGTTGCAATACACAAACAGATGCAACATCCCCTTGTTCTGTACAAACATTGGTTGGTTCAATGCCCAGGCGGGATCATGTCTGGACAACCAGCCACAGCTATCGACAACTGTTTTCTCAATATGTGCTACTATGAGTACATATGGATGCGACTTGCACGCAAGTACTCACCAGCG